ACAGTTGAACTTGCTAAGGAGCGCGGCAAGTGCTTAGACAGCGACAAGACACGCTATGGTCAAGGCATATTCCCATGGGAGCTTCGTGCCGAAGGAGCTAACGAACTAGTAGACTTTACTCCTGAATTAGATTGGGAGACATTGCGTAAGGAGATGAAACAACATGGTGTACGAAATGCAACACTTATGGCCATTGCTCCTGTTGAATCTAGTTCTGTGGTTATTAACAGCACTAATGGCATTGAAATGCCTATGTCGCTTATCTCGACTAAAGAAAGCAAAGCTGGATCATTTACACAAGTAGTTCCTGAATATCACAAGCTAAAGAACAAGTATCAATTAATGTGGGAACAGCGAGACTGTGTTGGATATTTGAAAACATCGGCAGTACTACAAGCTTATGTTGATCAAAGCATTAGCACTAATACATTCTACAATCCCGCTTACTTCTTGGATAGAAAAGTTCCTACTACCTTGATTGCTAAGAACTTGATGCTGGCACATCATTGGGGCATTAAGACTTTCTACTATAGCCTAATCAACAAGCAGGGAGCTAAAGTACAAGAAGAAAATGTAATTCATTTGAGTAATCTAAAAATTGATGATTTAGACGACGACGAGGTTTGCGAAAGCTGTGTTCTATGAAAATAGCCATATATGGTGATAGTTATACAGCAGGCCAGGTTAATAAAGAGATAAATCCAGAACCATCGTGGGTCGAACTTTTAGCAGAAAAATTTAATAATATTACTCTCTTTGGGAGAGGCGGCACTTCTTTATACTTTTCTTATCAATCTTTTTTGAAATCTTATAAGGAATTTGATAAAATTATTTTTTTCGCTACATTCGGCAATAGAATGTATATTAATAATCCAAGTCTTACTCCGTCGGTTAGACACATGACAATACAAAATGCTTTTAATACCGATAAAAATAAGATCGCAAATAATTTAGTAAAAAATGTATTTGATGCAGCAGAAAAATATTACCAATACTTGTACGATGAAAAGCAAGCAACAATTATTCGAGATTTAATGATTAAAGATGTAAAGAATCTAAGACCTGATGCTATAATCTTTGACATTGAACATTACATTAACGGAAACGATGATTTCTTTTGGTACGATGTGGACCCTACTGAAGCTTTTAAATCTCATGTAGATATTCGTCATATGCATTTTTCATTGGAAAAAAATATTACTGTGTCAAATATGATGATTGATAATTTGATCAACAATAAAACGGATATTGATTACGAGTTAATAAAACAATCAAAACCAAGTAAAAAATTTGAAGATTATTTTATTCCCAGGGAACAATTTTCTAATGACATTGCTAAATTAGAATCATTGCCCCTGCCGGGAATTACTATAAAGGAATTATTATGAGCAAACAACAATATAACTTAAACGCATCAACCGATTATCTTCATCGTAAGATGTTTCTAGATCCTGCAGGCCCGGTTACTATTCAGCGATTCGAAGAAGTTAAGTATAATAAGATTGCAGACTTTGAAAAAACTGCCCGCGGTTTCTTTTGGGTACCAGAGGAAATCAGTCTTACTAAAGACGCACAAGACTTTAAAGATGCTAGTGATGCTGTCAAGCATATCTTTACTAGTAACTTACTGCGTCAAACTGCCCTAGACAGTTTACAAGGACGCGGCCCAAGTCAAATCTTTACTCCGGTGATCAGCTTACCCGAACTTGAAGCACTAGTGTACAACTGGACATTCTTTGAGACTAACATTCATAGTCGCAGTTATAGTCACATCATTCGTAATATCTATAATGTGCCTAAAGAAGTTTTTAATACTATTCATGACACCAAAGAGATTGTTGACATGGCAAGTAGCGTGGGCAAGTATTATGACAGACTACATATGGCTAACTGCAATGTAGAAGCCGGGTTATATGTCGAACCAGACTATCATATTAAATCAATCTGGTTAGCATTGAATGCCAGCTATGCACTAGAAGCATTCCGCTTTATGGTATCATTTGCTACAAGTTTAGCAATGGTTGAAAACAAAATCTTTATTGGTAATGGCAATATTATCAGCTTGATCCTACAAGATGAGCTACTACATAAAGGTTGGACAGCATTCTTAATCAATCAAGTTGTCAAAGAAGATCCACGTTTTGCCCAGGCCAAACAAGAATGCGAACAAGAAGTATACCAAATGTATATGGATGTTATTCGCGAAGAAAAAGCCTGGGCCGATTACCTATTCCAGAAGGGCCCTGTAATTGGATTGAATGCAAATATTCTTAAAGACTTTGTAGACTATACAGCGTTGTATGCACTAAAAGAAATAGGCATTAAATACACAGAGCCCGCACCAAAGACTACACCTATCCCGTGGTTCAATAAACATAGTGATACTAGCAAAAAGCAGACTGCATTACAGGAAAATGAAAGTACCAATTATGTTATTGGTGTTATGAGCGACAGCATTGACTACGATGCATTACCGGCATTATGAAGATTAACGAATTAGAAGAAAAGATCACAGACGATTGGTTTAAAACTGGAAGTTTTAAAACTTTCAAAAAGCCAGCACGTGAAAAATATGAGATAGCCAAAACAGATGGCACTATCAATACACTGGAAGGTCCAGTTAGTTATAAAGCAGGTGCTTATATCATGACCGGCCCTAAGGGTGAGCAATATCCCATTACACCAGAACGTTTTGCAGAACTAAAAGATGACAATGGTGATGGTACTGCCAGTCCTAAGAAAATTGTTAAACTAGCAAAAGTTGCTGATCATAGTGGAACAGTAAATACTAGCTGGGGTGATCCTCTACACTATAATCCTGGAGAGGACATCATTGTTAGACACGGTCCCAATGATTATGGTGTTGTGAAAAAAGATATATTCGCGCAGACATATGATACAACAGGAATGAACAAATGAAAGTAGAAATTTATACAAAAGACGCTTGCCCATATTGCGTTCAAGCAAAGAACTTGTTTAAAAGTAAAGGCTGGGAATATACAGAGCATTTCATTGATGACGACACTAGAACGCAGTTGATTGAAGAAATGACTACAAGACTTGGGGTAGTACCGCGCACAGTGCCTCAAATTTTTATTGACGATCAGGCCATTGGTGGTTATACTGATCTAGTTGCGTGGTTAAAAAATCAATAAATATTAATATGTTACAAGAAAATAAAATCGGAAAAACAATCAGCCTAAAGCTGGCCAATGGCGATGAAGTCGTAGGCAAAGTTACAGGACAAAATGCTGACGGGGTTACTCTAAGCAAGCCTGTTATTCTAGCAGCCAGCCGCGATGGCTTGGCCATGGTTCCTTTTATGATGACTGCGAATCCCGACACTGATTTCGTGTTTAAGCTAAACAATATCATGTGCCTAGCAGATACTAACCAACAAGTTAGTGATGCTTATTTGCAGAGCACAACAGGTATTCAGCCTGTAAGGAACAGTAGTCTAATAATGAGTTAAACATGCCACTCTGGGCGGTACAAGGCGATCCTAATACAGACGGGGCTGGTGACCTTATAGCAACTAACCCTCAAACTGTTTTTATAAACAATATTCCTGTAATAGTACATTCTCCCGATCACGCGATACCCGACGATGCTTGTCCGGGTGGAGATCACTGTGACCCTTTTACTTTTGAGGGTAGTCCTAACGTTTTTTGCTATGATTTACCAGCGCACAGGCAGGACGATTTGCGTGTCTGCGAAGCCTTAACTATCGTAGTGAATCAACAAGATGTTTTTGTCAATGACGCATAATTAACCAAATTACTGGTTGATAAATACGTGAATGACAAGTCCATTAAAAATAACAGTAAATCCAGCGTTACCTAAAAACGAAATAGATTTGATCTGTATGCTATTAGCAGGCAGACTTCGTGACCTATGGAATGGTAACTTATTTTGTGCACAGCTAGCAATAAATGATTTATTAAAAGATCTTAGTGGAATAGATGCCCTTGGTGGTTTAAAAGATGCGTTACATGGACTAAAGGGTGGCCTAGACGCATTCAAGTCGCTCAGCGGATACGATACTATGCTGAGTAAAATAAATCAAACACTAGCTGGTGTGGGTAACATCTTCAGCCTAGGTGGCCTGTGCCCTAGCCCAATAACTCCTCCATTTTTACCAGATTTGTTAGGACAACTAAATCAAAATTTATTTGGTCAAGCAGGCAACATTCTTAACGCATTGATTCAGGCAAGCACCCCTCAAATGTGCTTTGGCGGCGGCCCCGGTGGATTTGGTGTTAACTGGAGTAATATTGACGGCAACCTAAAAAATTTAAAAAACGCGATTAATGGATTTAAAAATGATCCCGCTGGATTTGGTAAAACTATGGCTGCATTTGAACAAAACATCAAAATGCAGACACATAGATTTAATTCTGAACTTGATAGACTTAAAAAGAACTTAACAGATCCTCTAGGTATAGGCGAACGTCAGGCCACAGCAAGAAAAATACAAAGAGCAAATGCAATAAGTGCAGATTATACAGTTAAGGATAAACGAGGTATAGAACACGCCGGCGTATTATCTCCTATGATAACTGCTGATATTAAATCTGTGCTGGGAAGAAATGACAAACTATCTCTAACACCGGTCACCTTTAGAATAGATCCTATTATAGATTATTGTGGCAACACAGTTGGCTACAAGAAGGTAATTGTGTCAGGAGATCCAGAATATATAGGCTACACACCTGATCCAACACACTTTGATCTCAATGAACCCAATCCCACTGTAAATCCAGATGCAACCTATATAGATTATGATTTTTTATTTTTAGATGACACCGGAGAAATAAAAGTACAGGATGTAACAGGCAATTACGTTGATGAAATACATTTAACTAGAGGAAAATCTTATCGCATAGGTTTTAAATTATACAATCATAGTGTCAAATTCTATAATCAAAGCACAATATGGACTTCGGGTGTGCATTACGGAAGAGATCCTGTATATGGTGTTGGTGCAGATGGCCCAGGCCAAATATTAATAGACCAAAATTCTCCATACAAGTCCGACTATACTGTTGGTGAAGCATACTGGGAAGTACTAATAGAAAATCCCACGACACCAAACACATTAACCTGGAATGGCAACAACGGCCAAATTGGAAATATAATTATAGATGGCGCAACAACTTTGCCAGTAGAGGATAGAAGCTATGATTTATCCATGGCCTTTAAAAAGGGACTATTACATTATAGAAAAGTCACAGAAGAAGGACAGTCTTTTGATAGAATAAACACAACTGGTAGATATAACGTTAAGTTAAATTTAAGATTAAATGATGGAACAACATACAATGTAATTTATGATGGCTCTACTGACCCTCATAAATTTGCTAACAATATAACAACACCCACCAGTTATGTTGTATATAAAGATATAGATGACCCCAATTATGAATCTGATGTAAACGCAGAAAACAAAATAGTAAAATATATAACAACTTTGCCAGATGGAAAATATCTAGTAGAGAAGCTATATTTTAACATTCGCGGTGGTACAAAGTTTAAAGAGACAACGTTGTACCTGACAGAAAATCTTAATGATGAACAAGTCGGATTTAGACCGCTCGTAAGTATTAAATTTGATTCTGAACTTGTGTTTATGAATGACACACGTTTACCATACAATGAACCATATTCTTATTATTGGTCAGCCCCTCTTGGTGACGACCTAACTGGTATAAAAGACTATAATCTTTTTAACAATGATGAACACGAGTTTGAATTAACAGGCACAGACTATCTTACATTATGGTTAACAGATAAAAGAACTGTTGAACAAGTAGGAGTTAATGAATTTTTATGGTCAAGTAGAATTAAGATAGACCCCAGCGACCTTTCTAGATCTTATGTTAATACAGACCCCTATCTGGATTATAGGCATCTGCATGCCAAGGGTCTAGATGGAACGTATATAGATTATGAAATTGTTTATAAGGATAACCAAAATCCTGATACAGCCTTGAGTTCACCTAGTGAAAATTCTATTACGTCCATAGTGGAAGATTCAAGACTCAAAGGGGCAGTGGCGTATACACCGCTGACGTTAAATGGTGGCGTACAACCATACGAATATAAGCTCATTAATATTTCTAGATCTGGACTTGGTGGTGGCCTTGATTTTAATGAACAGACTGGTCAGGTCTATGGTGTTCCTAGTATTGTGACAGCACAGAAACAATATGAAGTTGAAGGCAAAGATTTACTAGGTGATGAAACTAAACGAGGTAGATTCACACTAGAAGTAAAAGAAAATCAAACGTCGTTTGTTACCAAAGAGGAAGTAGACGCTGCCATTGCCGCTGCCATTGCAAATATTACGCCATCATCAAATACATAATGGTAAAAAAGACTCTTGACTTAAATAGATCATAGTGCTATATTAAGCATTATGCTCAAAACTATAGCCAAATTTCTCACACGCATAGGCCGCCAGAGAATCATTCTGGACAGACAATCAAATGAACCCTATCTTGAACGCTATTATGTATTTCTCCGCGACAGAACATGGTTTCCATTCAATGTGTTCTTGCACAAGTTTCTTAAGTCAGACCCCGATGATGTGCATGATCAT